TCAGTTCACATGGCGTTGTTTTAAATCAGGTTTTAGATATTACCTACACAAGCGGAAATGCAACAAATGGTCAGTTTAAAGTTGTATCTGTTCCTGATGCAAATACTTTTACAGTGACCGCAGCAAATAGCATTACAACTTCGGGTAATGTTTCTGTTGTTTCGGTGCTAACAGGAGAATATGAATTTAAAGATATTCTTGATTTAGGTGGTGTTTTTAGTCTTGATTTAAAAAGACATATTTTGACAGAGGGTTTTTATCCTAATGATTTATTTGACGCAAGA